CCTTTGTATTTTTCAAGACGATCTTTTAAATCATGAAATTTAATTCCTTTGCCATCTTGTTTTAAACTAAGAAGATCAGCTTCAACAATCTTTAGTTTAGTATTTATAAACCTGTCACCGGTATAAATAAATTCGTAATTTAATGAAGCCTTTTTTTTGAGAAGTTTTAATTCTTTTTGGTAATTTTCATCTAAACCAAATTCAGCAATATATTGGTCCTGGATATTATCCCAATGATCGCCAATTTTTTTACTTACCCTACCAGAATTTTTTATAAAAAGATATTTCAAATCACCAGTTTGTAGAATTTGATCCCAATTCCAGATTGGCATATCTTTAATTCCCTGGTAACAGTTTTCTATTAATATATTCGATATAGAGTTTTGTTGCTTCATTTATAAATATTTGTAAATTTTTATCTGTTAATCCTAATACATCAACACCGTATTCTTTAAATAGGTTTGTACCATCTTTAAACGGGTTTGCATCTATTAATATAAAATTTTCTGTTACCTCAACTCCCCAACTATCCCAAAACTTGCGCACCTAAACTATCCACTCTCTCCTTCCCTAACTGCTCGTCAGTGTTTAGGTGCGTTATTAGTTCTTTTATAAATTTGTTATCCAAAACCAACTTGAAGATCTTATCCTCAGAGTCTTTCAACTTGATCATTTTGTTGGCATATTCTGCAAGTATGGTTTTTTGGAAAAACATTTTTATTTATCTTCTTCAACTACCTTTTTAGGCATCTTGATTCCAAGCTCTTTTGCTGCTTTTTTAACATCATATCCTTTTAGAACATCTGTATAAGTGTCCATGAATTGTTTATACGACATTTCTTTTGCACCATCTGCATTGAAAACAAGATTACCTAATTTAATAAAGGTTGGTTTATTATCCTTCATTAAGGGGTTGTGTATGTAACTGAACCAACAAAGCCAATTTTGTCAATTTCAATTTCAATTTCATTTGCTGAAGGTTCAGCCACCCAAGTGAAAGTGTAAGTTCCATCTGGTAATTCTGCAGCAGTAACAATTGTAACTGCTAATCCAGTCGTTTTGTTAGTTGCAATAAAATCACCTGGTAACGCACCATCAAAAGTTTGTGCTGCAAATACAGATCCATAAATAAATGAGAAATCAACTACAACACCAGTTGTTAATGGCGTATTAGTAACACCATTTACTTGTATTACAGATGATAATTCTAAAACATCAACACCAATAGATGAAGCAGGAACAAAATTAAGATCTGAATCTCTTTCATTTTCTCCAATATTGAATTGTAACATAATACGTTCTTTTTCAGAAGAACTACGGAATTTGTAGTTTACAAAGAAAGTACCAGTTTCAATTTTGATAGGATCTAAATCTCCAGTAATATCGTTTTTCATTCCAATGATGTTACCTTGAACATCAATAATGAAATAACCCATTTTTTGACATGAAATTGATTCAAGAGATTTCATATAAGCAGGTACAGCACCTTCTTTTACGATTGAACCAATGTATTTTCTTGTACCTTGGGTAACGATATAATCAATATTATCAATTGATTCTGTTACTGGTTCTGCTCTTTCTCCAGTAATATCATTAATTTCTTGTGTGATATGCCATCTCTGTGACTTATCTAATGCACTAGATCCGATACCTGCATTTACTTTGTCCTCAAAGTATTGCGCATCTAATGTGTCCGTGCTTTTAATTGAGTTGACCGCACCGGTGTTGTCAAGATATGAAACGAAGATTAATTTCTTGTCTCTATCAAAAGAAGGAATACAACTTGGTTGACCAAATCCTATTACTCCATCCTCACATGAGCAAATTTCTGCCATTGTTTGTGATTTTTAATATAACTTTTTTGTGCTTTCAACCATGCGCAAAGCAACTTAACGCAATTTTTTATCTTGATAGTATTTCTACTATTTCAATCCTTTGTTGTTCCGTTAGTTCTGATAAATCAGTATTAGTTAAGTCCGTGTTGATCGCTTCGGGTTTAACTACTACTGTATCTTTATAGATTAAATCGGGAACTCTCAAAGGGTCCTCATAAATTAGCCACCACGAATCAAAGGCTTCATTTGTTCCTTCTGCTTGTAGTTTGTATGTTATTTTTTTTATCATAGGGTTGGGGGTTACAATTCAATTTTTAGATTTATTATTATTTTTGCACTTGCAGGATTTGTTACCATTGGAGGAACATCAACTTTTATAAATGTTCTACCTTCTGTTACTGCAATGCTTAAAGTCTTTTTAAAAAATCTATTTCTTGCATCAAAAGTTATATCGTTAGCAATCACCCCTAAACTAGCCCCAGTTTCATCAACTAGGGTTAATGTAATATTCTCAGCACTTCCAAAAGTCGAACCGTTATAAGTAGAAATATACGCTTCAACAACTGTTCCCGTTGGTATTGGTTCGGGTGTAGATGAATTAACAGTATTTCCCATTGTTGATCCAGAACTCACAAAATAATCTTGTGAATCTGCCAATGCGTTACCGTTAATATTTACGTATTCAACCATTACTGATTCAGTACCACCAACGCCAATAGGCATGAAATCAAGCATTTGCCAAGGATCAACCCCATTAGCCTTAGAAAATTTCATTTGGTCCGTTCCTGGATAAAAATCATCACTAACCCATAATACATATTTATCTGGGTAAATAGTTGTATCTGTCGCCCATTCTGCAGTCGTTTGTACTACGTTTTGGCTATTTATATTTATATTTATTGCCATATTATATTAATAGTTTCATTCTTTAATACTGGTGAAGTTGTAGAGCTTTCTAATACTCCATCAACATAAATATTATAAGTTTCATCTGGTAACACTAAAGTGCCCTCAGCAAATATTGAAGCTCCATAACTAAAATCTGAGTTTGCAACGTTTGAATCTGCTATTTCTTGCGTAACACTTCCACCACTTGCAACGGGTACTGTATGTAAAACGGTGTTATTTTCGTCCTCAATTATTACTGTACCATCTAAACAAACTCCACCAGTATTATAATTAAAAGTACCACCACTCGGAACTTCTTCTTCAAAAATCCCATTTTTTGTAATGGTTACTGGCTTACAAACAAATAAAGTGTCACAAGGGTTACAAATTTCGACTACATAAGGCAAATCTAATTGAAGTAAAACACCACTCACTTCATCTGTAATTATTTGTTTTTTATTACCTTGGTCAGTTAAATAATCACCGAAATTTACATGGTCCTTTGTGTCCCAATCTATTTCTTCACCAAATAAATCAACCCTTTTCTGGATTATATTCATGAAAAAATTAATCTCGTTTAATAGTGGATAAATTGCATTTATATAATGATCATCAATAAGCCAATCTTGCTTATTAGAATCCATTAAAAACATCAAATTTGTTTCCATTGTTGAATTAACCAACGAATCAAAACTTCCATCATTACTTATTTTATTAATCTGGACCAACCAGATAAAAGGGTACGTATTTTCATTTAAAAATTCATTGCTAATTAATTGTGGTGAACCATGTTTGAAAATAGGTGAATCAATATCGAATTGTGAAGCGGTTACTGGATTAGTTCCTGTAATTGGCCTAACTGTCAATGATGAATTTAATGTAAAATCTGTAATTTTATAAGATACTGAATCAATTACAACTGTTTTTCCAATGTTTAAATAGAAAGTATTGCAAGTTGAAAAGGTCCAAGTATTATCGCCATTATCAACAATAGATCCATCAGTAATAAAAACCCTGTGAAGCGTTCCTTCAATTAGATCTTTTAATATTTGTATCTGTTGTATCATCTATTTTAATTTGTTACAATTAAATATCCACGTAAATTTACGTATTTTTTTTATGTTTTAACTTCAATTGGTTATCTATTATCTATTATTGAATCTATTTCTGCTTTTGTTAAGCAGTCTCTAACCTGTGTAATTAAAGCAGTTTCACCATCTAAATAGCTTTTCTTTGTCTCTAATGCTGTTAAATACATTTGTTCAATAGTTGCTGAATCTAAACAACTAAATAAATATAAATGGTCTATAGTATTAAAATTTATAGGATATGTTAATTCATTTTTTGAAGTGTGTAGTGCCAAGATATTAGTTTGAGGGTTAGTACTTTCAACCCCGTTTATATCCCTAATTAATGGAAAAGTTTTAAATACACCAGGTGAAATTTCATAAGAATAACCATTGGTTAAAATTAAATAATCAGTTTTTGTTTTTATCTCTGTTATTTTTTTACTCTTATAAATAACTAAACATTGACTTTCTGTTATAGAATTATAAAAAGTTTCTATGTCTGTTTTTTCTTGCAAACTAGGTTCACTGATAAAATATATTATAATATCATTACCCCTTATGAATCCAGAATAATGATTATAATTTTCTTTTAACCACTCACCAAAAAATTTTTCATTTGCTTCTGGGTTTATTGTATTTATTTCTATTCTATACATTTTTTTAAATTTTTACACCTTTGTGACTTACTACTAAAATCTTTACATACTTTTGGTCTATCTTCATATATAGAGCATAATCTAGTTTTTTTATCTAATAGTTTACAGAATCCATCTTTAGATTTTTTAAGTATTGCAAAACAATCCCCATACATATTATCTAAAAAACTAAGCTTATCTAAATAATTAGGGTATTGGTTAATAAATAATTCACTCCTTTTAATTATTTCTTTTTCATACCCTAAACTTTTTAATTTTAAAAATTCTTTTTTAGTTAAATCAATTTCAAGTTTACAACATGAACCCAAACAAGTTATGCAGTTATTTATTCCCATGCACATATAAATATTTCGCCTTCTTCCCAAGTTGTAGAGTCTCCCAAAGTACTTAAAAATAAATGCACTTTATCACCAGCATTTAAAGAAATATTGCCCCATGTTCCTTGTATTCCATTCCTTTTGTTTTTCTTGGCTTGTTGTGCTTGTGTGTATATTCCAGTACCTATAACTGCGCCCGTACCTGTATCAATTCCATACATTAACTCAATAGCACCATTATCTTTGTTAAGATCTTCACCTATATTAATTTTACCATTTATTATATATGTACCAGTTTTTAAAACAGTTATTTCTAAAGTTCCTGACGTTGGTAAACATTCTAAAGGCGTACCATAAGCTGCGTTAATTATACCCCCGTTTGTATTAGAGGACTTTTGAGAATAATACCCTTGTATATTTACAGTTGATTTATTTGAGCCTTCATCTGTTACAGAATTGACACCTTGACCTTCAAAGTTTAAAGTGTCAGTAACACCCCCGACAATTGTATCATCTTTTTCTATAAAAATATTTGAACCTGCACCAGTATTACCAGTTTGCCCTTTTTGACCTTGGAGCTTTACAATAGAATAACTTGATTCATTACCTATAAAAGTCCCCTCATTTGTAGATGTTAGTTGGGACTCTATAGATACTTGAACCTCTACATATTGACCAGCTGTTAATTTTAATGGTGGTACATTCATTGTACAAGTCCAAAAATCAGAACTATCCCCACTATTTCTAATATAAGAGCTACCAAAAGGTTGAGATTGTACTACACCATCTATTAAATATTTTACTACAAATTGAGATCTTTGATTAGCAGATTCAATCCTAATATTAGCTTGTATTAAATAAGTACCTGCCTCATCAACTTCTATTCTACTGTTATTAGTTACATTGTCATGTGTAAATCCTGTATCTTTGTCACTTTCAACATCCCAATTTAGTATTGTGGGTGGTGTTTGAGATATTATAGTGCTTGTATCTGTACTCGTTAAATTTATAATTGGCAAAGATGCAGGTGTACCACCTATATCGCCACCATTATACTCTATATTTCCAGTATCTGAATTTTTATATAAACCATCTTTATCACTAAGCGCATTTATTTCCGCTTGTGTTAAACTTACTATTTTTAGTATATCGTCTATTGTCATGTTATTTTATAATTATTCTGTATGTACCATCTGCAATAGTTCCTGCCCTACTGGCTTCTATTGTATCAACTCCTGTTCTATCAATTCTTAATCCAACAGTTCTACCATTTGAAATTCTAAACACTTCCACAGATAAATCTAAACTATTTAAATTGTGTGTAACAGTCCAAGTTGTACGACCTCCTGCAACTACTCTTGTTACAGATGCTTCAGCACTATCTAAATTAATATTGAATGACTGCGTAGAAACGTTTTGATTCACCCATTTTGTACCATTCCACACTAATGCCTGGCCAACTGTTACGCCAGTTATAATAACATCATCTAGGGCATCCAGATCGGAAGGTATAACGCCAACAAATTTATCTAAATCTATACTCATAATTTCTTTAATCATAAATAAATCTTATATACCTTGGACCTATACTTGATTTTTCAAATAATTGTGGTATTGCAATATTATCTACATCAACATAAGTAACAAAACTATTAATATTATCTGTATTGCTTACTTGTATAGTTATCCTTGGCTTTGGACTAACACCATTTAACACCTGGAACCAAAAATTTAACGTGAACCCTTCAAAGTTTTCACATAATATTGCATCAGTTGTAAAATCTGAATCACCTGCATAATCTATTACGTCTGTTCCTGCAACTTTTACTGGTATTTTATATTTTGATGCCATATTTTTAATCTAACCACGTTGACATTTCTTTACCCATTCCATTAAATTCTGGATAAATAGCTGAATTAGCACAAATAAACCACTGTATTTCCCAATATGTTGAAACAGCTCTGTTATATCGTTCATCAATTCCATATTCAACACCTCTTGCCCTTTCTGCATTACTGAAACTGTTTTTTACATTTCCGCTTATTACATTAGCGAAATCGGTTTCTTTTACGTAATCATTATAAATAAAACCCTGCAACATCACCTTCATTCCTTCACTTCTATGCTGTAAACCATTAGTATTGCCATCATCTAAGCAAAAAGGCTCAAATATATCGATAAATCTTTGGGTTTGTGGATCTCCATTTACGTCTAAATCAGCAATAAAAAGATCATACAATGTACACCCTAATAGATCACGAAGTCTTTCTGGTTCTCCATTATCAATATATTCTTGTAAATCATTAGAAACGTGGTTGGTTTTTCCAATTTTCCAAAATCCAGTATAATCTGTTGTTGCTGTAAATGCCATTGGTGATTCTTTTTACCACAAAAACCCCACTACGTCAATAGTGAGGTGTTTGTTTTTATTGGTTAAATTTAAGACTCTTTTTTAGTAGTCTTTTTTTTTGTCTTATACTTTGCTACTTTATCTTTATTTACTAAATGTGAAGCCAACATTGAATCACAAGTAAATTCAGAATCTTTCTTTCGATCAGCAAAGTCTTTCGTGAAAATTACTGTCTTTTTCATATTATAGTGCTAAAGTTGTAAGTGCTGCAGAAATAGAAGTTACTTTTCTAAATCCAGTTTGATCTACATTTCTAACAAGTAATAACATTCTTTTTCTTACTTTTAAAGTTGTAGTATCTTCAACGAATTGAGCATTAACAACACCCCTTGAAATTGTAACACCATTTTTCTCGTAAACTCTACCGTATCGAGAATCTCCCATAATCATTGTATTAGCAACTACTTTGTTATCTACAACAATAGTAATTCCATCAACAACATTACCAGAACGATCAACAAATGGAGGTAAGATATAATTTTCATTAGCATCTTTTTTCAACTTCATTAAATTGACATCTGCAATATTCATTAATGCAAAGTTTGCCTGGTATTTAGCATCTTGATCTGTTTCAACATCTTCTTTAACTTTTACACAGTTCCATCACCATTAATTACTTGATCATTTGCTTCTAAATCTACATTTAAAAGTAAGAACATTTGTAATTCGGCTGCAAACATTGCTTCATCTTCAAAAAATTCTTCTGTAACTGGTAAAGAATCACCAATCTTTTTTAAATCAACAGTGAATTTTTCCCATTTAGCTGTTGATTCTGGGAATGTACCACCCTCAGCAATCATTGCTGCAGCTCTTACAGTTGTAGCTTGATCCCAATCATAGTAACGCACAGTACCGTTATCATTAGAACCTGAAATAGTAATTTTTGGAAACAAATCAATTG